TTCCAGTTTTTTGAGCCAGCAGTGGACTTGACAATGATTAAATCTGGAACAACGCCTAATGAGTGACTTTCTGTATGCGCTACTCCTGTTCCTGTGTAGGTGACAATATCGAATCCTGGGATTGTTCCTTCTTTCCAGTTCCAACTTGCGAATTTTTCTCCGCTGTCATTGTATCCACCGGCACCCGTGCCTAATGCGAAACCATCCGCGTTAAAAGCAGTTACACCATCTGCCTCTGTGGCTTCCGCGTTGGCATCGTTAGGACATAGTTTCTTCGTAGCACCACGAACAGCATCAATAAGTTTATGTTGGTCTGCTTGGTCACGGTTTTTTATCCAAACCAAATCAGGTTGTAGGTCGCTGTTGCCTGTGAATGTTTCACTGTGAGCAGAACCCGTGCCTGTGTAAATGTGTGCTTGGAAGTATTTGCTTGGGTCTACAATCATTGGCGCTGAAAGGTTCTTAGTGTTTAGAGCTTTGTAACCAGCAGGCGGGGGGTTGGTTAACGATAGCTGCCCAAAATTGATCGCGCCGGCGTCGGCGTTCGAAGCCAGGAAAATCCACCAGTCAAGCGCGGCGTCGAAGGTGTCGGTTGTCGGCACATATTCCACCCCGCCTTTCTTGAATTTGAATGTGCCCGCGTCGCAATCCAGAAGCATCATGACCGGATTGGTTCCGGGCGCGGCGTCGAACACCGAGGTTTCTTCCGTGCCCAATCGCCAAATGCTCGAACTCGTATCCATCCAGTCGATATTATTAGAGCCACTTTCTGCGGTGGTGTTCATGCCGGCGTCTTTGGTGATGCCGGCCACAAGGCCCGCCCCGGACGTGCGGGTCACTTCGAAATACCACTTGCCGGTCTTGGGGAGTTGGATGGTGCCGTAAACCACCCACGTCCCCGCGCCGCCCATGGACACCGCAAGGTTGCCGTCCGAGAGCGTGATATTGCTGGTCGCCTTGTGGACCGGAGATAGGGTCGGATAGTTATCGGTCGGTGTATCCGGCACCTGGTCGTTGGTGGTCAGGCCGCTCGACGTGAAGTCGTTGGCGTTGCCGGAGGTATCGTTGCCGAGATCGCCCGCGTCGGCGAAGTCCAGGTGGAAACCATTGGTGCCGTAGCTGCCGCTGTAGGTAATGGGGACCCACTGTCCGGTGATCGGATTCGTCTCTCCAAAGTTTTCGGGACCGAGCGACTGGCCGTCCGTTAAAATGGTTTCGGCGAGGCAGCCGTCCAGGTAATTGGACGCGTCCCGGCCCCGGCCGATGTCATGTGCGGCGGCGGAATTGATGTCGGTATCCACGCCCGAGGCCGGATAATTGGCCACCGCCAGGTCGGTAATCTCACCGCCGTTGACGTAAAGCCGAATGCGGTTCGCGGCGGTGCCGTTCGCGGTGTCGATGCGAAGCACCACATGCAGATGTTGGGCGGGGTCGCGATATTTCGCCGTCGTCTTGACCTGGTCGGTGACGGATCCGCCGTCCATGTGGACGTATTCCAACTCGTCGCTCGCGAGAAAGCGCAAGCCGGAATGGTTGTTGCCGTCGGCGCCGGCGGAAAACAAATAACTCACCAGGCCGAGATTCCCGCGCTTGACCCAGGTGGAAAGGGTCAACAGGTCGCGGTTCGACGCTGCCGGCGTGCGCGTCAGATACGCGCTGTCGTCATCGTTGAAGCGGCAGGCGTTGGCGATGGCGGCGCCGAAGTAATCCCCCGGACCGCCGCCGACAATGGGAAAGAGCATTAGCGAACGTCCAGTTGCTGGCCGACCTGATAGAGGTTGGTCCCGTTGGATCGGAACACGAATTCGTCGCGAGCGCTCGCACCCGCCGAGAGGGTCGGCGCCGTGGCACCAGGGAACTTGAATACCGCGTTCCAGGAAAGCGTTCGGCCGCCGGTCGCGTCCTGGATCACGGTCAGGCCATAGAACCCGCCGTCCTTCATGTTGGTCGGCGCGGCCATGGTGCGGTTGCCGCCCAAGGTCACTTGCGTAACTTGGTTCGCGTCCAGATCCCAGTCGATCGTGGCGCCGTCCGAAAGCGCGGTCGCGTTGAAGTTCTGGGCGGCGGTCCATTCCGCCGCCGTGGCCAGCGTGCCGTAGGTTTCGCCCAGGGTGGCGATGCTCACCCAGGCCGAATTCGCCGCGTTGCGTTGCTTGAGCAGGTTGTTCGCGGTATCCACCCAAGGCATGTAGGCGAAGACCGTGGTTGGTGCGGTGGCGCCACTCGACAGGCTCACCAGGGCGGCGAGCGCATTGTTCAGATCCGCGCGCACGGTGGCGCCGTCCGCGTTGGCCACGTTCATGTCATGCTGAGACATTCTCTAACCCCTAGACTGTTTCATCCGCCGCGACCGAGAGCGCGGCAATCTCGATGTTGTGGGTTCCGTTCTCGCTGGTAAGCCGCGCCTGAAAGTCGAAGGCGCGCGCCTCATATTCGGCGCTGTCCAGGCGTTGCCAGGCGGACCAGGTGGGCGAGCCCGCCGGGTCGTCGTCGGTCTCCCGGACCCAGACCTGGGCGTCCGCCGCGCCCGAGTTGGCGCCGTCGAAATCGTCCCAGGTGTCGGCCAGCGTGGTCCGGTCGTCGATCAGGTCGAGGGTGTTCACGATGATTGCGGTGATGCTGGTTTCCAGGCGCACCCGCTCGACCGAACCCAAGTCCAGGCCGGATGCGAAATCGTAGATGCCACTCGATGCCACGCCGCCTTCGAAGTCCCAAGATGCCACCGCGTCGACATCCGCCCAGGCGTCCATCGGGGTCACCCCACCCAAGCGCAGCGCGCCGCTTTCGACACCGGTGGCGCTGTGCACGCCCGAATAGTTCGGGTGCTCCGCCAGGCTGTCCAGATTGGCGAAAGCCAGCACCCGCGCCGCCCGCGTGGACACCATGGCGGCACTGGCGGACTTGATGCCGGAGCTGTCGACCGCCTTGGCCAGATAGGTTCCCGGCTTGAGCGGCAGGACAGCCACGGTTTCCGACCCCGCGACCGCATTGCCGATGGTCACCGACTGGTTCCAGGAGGCCCCCGCCTGGGACGGCGAGTGCCGGAACTCGATCTTGCCGCCGATCACGACGTCCAGGTCGCTGGCGCGATCCCAACGCAACACCGCCAGCCCGCCGACCGCTGAAACGGTCAGCGCCTGCGGTTCGCCGGGCGGCACGCCAAGGCCCAGGATCTCCTGGCTGGCGTTGGTGGCATGGGCGCTCGACACCCCCAGCTCGTTGAACGTCTTGACCCGGAAGTCGTAGGTTCCCGGCTCGATATCGCTGATGGTCCAGGCCGTATCCGGGGTCCGTCCGACCACCGTCCAGTCGGAATCGGCGCTCGGCTTGAATTCGAGCTGGTATTCCGCCGTGAACAAATCCGGCGTCGCCGCCCAACTCACCAGCGCCCGCGCCTTGACGCCACTCGATTGCGTGGTGATGAAAAGTTCCTCGACGATCGTGGGCGCGCCCGGCGGCTCCACGGTGAAGGGGTCGGGAAGGTTGGTGTCGGGCGCCGGATCGGAGGGGGTTTCGTCGGCCTCCGGGTCCCAGGCGTAGACCGCCGCCGCCTCTTCCTGGAGCGTAAGGTCGACGCCGCCGTCCTCGCTGAGCGCCCATTCGAGCACCCGGAACTCCTTGTTCGACCAGCCGAGCCGCGCGATCGAGACCGTCACCACGTCCCAGGGCGCGAGTGCGAACTTGTTCAGCTTGGCGGGAAACCGCACGGTGATGCCCTGGCGCGCGCGATGCAGATGGAGTGCGCCGATGCGCTGGGCGCGGGCCTTGTTGGTGGTAAAGGGAAGCTCGATCTCCTTGAACACCTGGATCCCGGCGTCCTCGGCCTGATAGGTCGCGTTGGCGACCGGCGGAAAGTCGGTCACCAGGAAGCCGTCGTCCGCGTCCACGAAGCTGCCCCGGATGGCGTTGAAGCTCTGGCTGCGGCTCGGCCGCGGCACCACCCGCAGGTCGCCCCGCAGATCGCTCTCGTCGAGCGTGCCGCTGGCGGCGGTCGCGGCGGCGGCATAGCCGCGGAACCCGCCCTGCTGGTAGACCAGCGTCCCGCCCATGGCGGTCAAGAGGTCGTCCATGATGGCGAGCGGCTTGTCGTCGACCTGGAACGCGCCGTTGCAGTCGTAGCGCGCCTGGGTGCCGCCGGCCTTGAGCGCGACCGCCTCGTCGCAGATGTTGGCGGCCGCGACCCAGGAGGTTTCGTGGACCTCGGAAAGCGGCGCCTCGAAGCCGAAGCCGGCCATCGCATAGTCGAGCGCGCAGAGCGCGGCATTGGAGGAGTAGCTCTTCACCGTCGGATTGCCCGGGTCGCTGCGCGGATCCCAGACCTCGCGGCCCCTGACCACCGCGGTTACGTTCGGGATGCCGGTCGGATAGACGTCCCGGTTCCACTCGAGGCGCAGATAGAGGTAGGCCGCGCCCCTGCCCTGGTGGGCGTTGGTCCAGTTGGCGGCCTCCGCCACCAGGTCGGAGTCGGCGGCCTGGCTGTCGCCACCCAGGTGTTTCTTGATTCGGGCATGGCCGGCGAAGCGCCCGTTCGTCACGTTGCCCGCGCCGTCGAGATCGCCGGGCGATATTTCGACGTCGTTGAAGAAGATCGAATCGATGCCCGTGACCTCGTGGCCGGCGAGCGACACCACGAGGTGCAGATACTTCTGGCCCGATCCGGTCACCTCGGCGAAGACCAGCGGCCCCGACACCTTGGCGGTGCCGTAGATCACCTGGTGCGGCTCGATCGAGGAGCGCACCATCTGCGGGCTGCCGCGATCGTCCAGATTGCCCAGCCTCGGCGACTTGGGCTTGGGCGCCAGCGCCTGCTGGATGAATCCCATCGCCAGCGAGATGGCGAAGGCCTTGAACAGGACCGCGGGTATGAAGCCCTGCACGAGGCCCGCGCTCAAGGCCGCGACGGCGGCGCCGGCAACAGGTGGCATGTCAGGTCCTCCAAGCGCGCCGGGCGGCGGCGAGGGACCGCAAGACCGCGCCCGCGGGTCCGGCCGCGACGATATGACTGCCGAGGCAGACCCCAAGCGCCGGGCCCCCGGTCTCGTCCACCAACACGAAATCGCCACGCTGCGCCATGAGCGGGAGCACCTCCTCGAGTCCGTTGTCCCGGCTGATCTTCTCGGCGGCCGCCTCCAACCCGCCCCCGGCGAAGCGCCGGAGTACCCGGGCCGCGCCGGCGGCGGTCCGATAGCGGCCGCGGAACGGCGCCGCGTAGTCCACCCCGCCGGCGTCGCGGATCACGTCACAGGCGAACAGGCAGCAGTCATGCGCGCCCCACTGGAAGGGGCGGCCGCGCCGCGCCGCCACCGCGTCGAAAAGCCGTTCCAGGAAACCGTCCGTCTTGGTCATCTAAGCGAGCGAGTGGCTAGGCGCGGGCGCGCTTGGCTGGTCATGATCTGGCGCCGATCCGCTACCGCCGACGTTGCCGGGGCCGCCGTCGCCACCCTCGCGCCGCGCCGGAGCCGGGGCCGGCGCCGAGGCCGTGCCCCGCGGCGCGGAACGCGGCACCTGGTTGGTCGAGCCGACGCCCCAGAGAAGTTCCTTCTCCACCGTCGGGTTGACGAACTCGAAGAACTTGTCGCCGACGAAGCGCTGCTGCTGGTCCTCGTTGGTGTAGCGGCGCACCTTGGGCCGCTCCCAGGCGATCATGCGGTTCTCGACCGAGAGCGTGACCTTGGCCAGCGCCCCCAGATCGATGGTGGTGTCGTCGATCAGGCCGGAGAACACCAAGACCGGGTCGACCACCAGTCGATAGGTTTGGTCCAGGAAGCCCAGCCAGATACGGCCCGGCCGCCCTTGCGCGCGCTCGAAGGCGGCGGCGATATGGCCCGAGGGAATGCCCGACAGCGAGAGCTTGACGCCGCTGGCCTGGAGCTCGGAGCTTTCCCCGACCGTGCTCACGCCGCCCAGGCGCCCGACCCCGAGGAAGTCCTCCGCCTGGCTCGGTGAGCCGCCGGGGTCGAGCGCGATGGTCCGATCGCTGGAGTTGACCCGCACGAAGCCGGACGGAAAATCGAGTTCCACCAGCATGACCGGACGCACCACCCCGGCTTGGCTGGCATCCTGCGCGGCCGCTGTGAGATCTCGGGACATGATCGCTTACGCTCCTGAACTCAGAACACTTCCACGGCGGAAAACGAGATGCCGTAGATCGAGGCGCGGTCGGCGTCCCAGATCGCCTGCGTGTCGTCGGCCAGCATCATGGTCGCCTTCGGGTTGTCGACGGTGACTGCGGCGTCGTCCGCCGGGCTCGCGCGCAGGGACGGCGTGAAGGCGACCAGCGCCTCGCCGGCGGAATCGCTGTCGGCCTGGGCGGTCACCATCTTGAGCTCGCCGTTCACCTCGAAATAGTCGCCGGGCAGCAGCAGGCCGGTCTCCAGCTCGCTCCAGCCGTCGACGAACAGGCTCTTGCCGCTCTGCCCGGCGCCGGCGACCTGGGGGCTGCCGAGTCCCGAGCCGCGCGGCGCGCGCGCGTCCGGATCGAAGCCGTAGAGGCGCCCGGCGCTGCCCAGCAGGTCGGTCAGGAAGGCGATCCAGGCCGCGGCTTGCGCGCGGGTCATGGGCGGCAGATCGTATTTGGCCTGCCAGCGCGCGCCGGTCAGCTCCAAGGTCTGCACCGTGCCGTCGAGCGGCGAGCGGAAGGTCTGGGTGTTGGCGATCAGGCCGAAGCGCGACGCGCGAAAGCCCGGCGCCGCCGGCATGGACAGAGTCGGCATGGGCAACCTCGTGTGGCCCGGCTACGACGGCCGGGGCGGTTATGGGAATGGAAAAACCGTGTTTGGTGGGGCGGTTTTCTGGCCTCACCAGCCGCCGAAGGCGCGGGCGATGTTGCCGCCGCGGCCGCGCGTGTAGACCACGGCCTCGACCGCGCGCCGGTCCATGGTCCGGTCCAGCCAGCGCAGGTATTCGCCCTGGCGCCGGAGCTCCCGCGTCAGCCCCTGCAGGGCGCCGCGATCGGCGCCGGGCGCATTGATGGTGATGTACACCGGTCCCGACGCCGCCGCCGCCGGTCCCGCCGGCAGGCCCTTGACCCCGAGCTCGCCGTTGGCCAGGCGGGTCAGCGGCAGCACCGCCTCGGGTCCGTCCTCGCCCATCAGCCCGGCGCCGTCGGCCATGGGGAACAGGGTCGGGCGGTCGACGATGGAACTGGTGAAGGCGCCGCCCTTGGCGAGGGCGGTCAACCGGCCGTTGGTGAAGGCGTTGCCTTTGGCGGTCCAGATCAGGCTGGTGGCGGACGACGCGGCGGCCGGTGCGGCGGTCGCGGAGATACCGCCGGTGAACAGCCCGCCCAGGATATCGAATATGCCGTCGATGCCGCCGGTCTTGACTTCGTTCAGGGCGAGGTTGGCGAGATCGCGGGCCAGGCTCTTGAGCACGTCGCCGAGCGACTCGCCGCGCAGGATGGCGCCCTCGAAGGCGTCGAGGAAACGTTTCCCCACCGCCTGGACCGCGCTGTCGAGCCGCTCCGCGCCCACGGTGCCTGAGTCGAAGACGTCGATCAACTGGCGCCCGATATCCGGCAACAGCGCACCCAGCCCGCGCAGCCGATCGGCCTGGCTGACGAACAAGGTATTGGTCTCCGCCAGCCCCGTGGCCAGCGGCCCCGTCAGCGCCTCGAAGCGCTTTGCCTGCGCGTTCAGCTTGGCGAAACCTTGCGCCACGATCTCGGCATTCCCGCCGAACTGTTGCATCGAGCGCCCGAGCGTATCCGTGCCCGCGCCGCCGACCAATACGTCGTCGCCGGAACCGCCACCGAGCTCCGAACGCTGGCCGAGGGAGAGCGGCATGACGCGCCCACCGGCCTGCGGCTCCCCGCCTTCGCCGAAGAACGGCCCTGACGGTGCGGACCCGCTCATGATTCTCTGAAGCATGGCAAGCAGATCCCGCGTCTCGGGATCCTTTGCCGCTATCCCTATGTCGCGAAGCGCTTCCTCGGTCGCTTGAAGATTGCGCAGCGCATCCCGCTCACCCGAAGAATTACCCAATACGCCACCGTTCCGTTGACGGAATCCGGCAATCTGAGTCTGAAATTTCGACCAAGCATCCGCGATTCCCAGGATGATCGCGCGATTCTTGTCTAGAACCACGTTCTGCTGGTCCACCAACTCTTTCGTATCTCGTATTCTACGATTCTCGTCTAGCGGGCCCGCCGTCGCATCCGCCCTGAGTTGGGCTAATTTCTCTTGGTTCTGGCGAAAGGTTTCCTGAGCTTCGTTCAGAGTGAACGTCTTGCGCTCATATATTTCGCGCTGTTCGCCGGCAACCGAACCGAACACGATACCCGACCCTGCTGCTAACGTAGCTGGTGCAAAAGGCGCCGCCGGAGGAACGAGCGTCATAGCCCCCCCGGCGGCAATCGCCCCGAGACCCAAGAGCTCATAAGCAATATTGTTGGGATGTTTGCCGGTCGGCCGCGTCGTTTCGATGACAATCCTGTTACCGGGGGTATCCGCCTCGGCATCGGCGGATTCGCCTCGGGCGTTCTTGATCTGGATGTCGATTTGGGCCAGGACAGTTCTTTCGTCCATGTGCTTCGCGCCTTACTGGTTTAAGGGTGAGTTGGAGTGGCAGGTATTGGCCGAGAGACACCAAGGCAATGGATGCCACGTGACGATCTCACCGGAAGAGCGACGAGACAACGTAGCTCTTGCCCGGCTCTACTACCCATTGTAGCGTTTCCGGCAGCATAGTGTTTCGAAGGAGGTCTTTCGCTATGGCCATAGAGCCGTGCAAGGATTGCGGAGAGCCAATGAGTTCACGCGGTGACGAATGCCGGAGTTGCGGGCGCATGACGGGCCTCGGGCGGTTGGATTATTTTTCCGGCACTTACTTCCTGCTCATGATTCTCTTTCTTTATTTCGGAATGTTGTGAGGATGCTTCTTACTCAATTGCCCACGGCGGCCATGCATCCGCGATCTGGATCGGATGCTCCCGGCAGTCGATCTGCTACGGCATTTACACGCGGTTGGATGGCCTGACCCATGGCGATGCAACCCTGTGCCGATTGTGACACGCCCCTCAGTCCGTACGCGCGCAACTGCCCGAACTGCCGGCGTTACACGCGCTTCGGGTTGGGCCATATTTATGGCCGGTTGTTCTTGCTTTCTTGGGTGGCGTTCAAGGTGCTCGTGATCGTCGCGAGTCAGGTGCAGACGGCCTGGGGGTCATAGAGGCGCGCCGCCCGCATCCCAACTCTCACGACGAAGTTTCGCCCTGCTGCGCCGCATCCCGCCCGTAGCCGCCTTCTAATCCGGAAAGCGGCGCTTCATGTCCTCTAGGGTTGCGATCTCCTCGTCGTCGAGGGGGCCGCCGGGTTGCTTCGGGAGGTGGAGTTCGTTCCAGCCCTCGATGGCGGCCCAGAACTCGTGGGGGGTCGCGTTCCAGAAAATCGGCGGGGTCCAGCCGAGCCGCGCCGACGCCGCCTTCAGGTAGGCGCGGACGAACTCTTCGGGTTTGGCGCGGGCGTGTTTTCCGCCTCCGCGTCCGGGACTTTTTTTTCGCGCCGCCCCCCGAAGGCGTAGTTGACGCAGAACTCGGCGAACACCGCCATCACCTCCAGCGGCCCGGCTTCGAGGACGGCCTCGCCGAGCGCCGCCTTGTCCGGCTTGGCGCCGACGCGAGACGGGCAGGCATGGGTCAGGCAGGCGTGGGTGAGGTCGATCACCTCGCGCGCCGCGATATCGGCGGTCGCGAGGCGGCGGGCGAGGTCGAAGAGATTGACGCCGAGGGCATCTTCGATCTCACAGACTGCACCGAAGCTGGGCACGAGTGTATAGGTCTCGCCGCCCAACTCCAGGGTCACCTCGCCGCGTTCCTTGTCGGCCATGGTTTTACCTCCGGGGTTCGATGGTGGAAGACGCGTCCCGCCGCCCTTCATGCGGCGGCGGGGCGTCGGTCGTTACACCGCGGTGTATTGCGGCGTGCCGTGGGAGTTGAGGCTGAGCGAGTAGGTCTCGGCGTTGTCGTGGTCGCCGGAGCGCTCGTAGTTGGAGATCTGGAACTGGCACTCCAGTTGGTCGCCGTTCTCGAAGGTGATCTGGTACCAGTTGATGGACTGGTCGAAGGCCCAGCCGCGCACCGTCTCTTCGACTGCGGAGTCCTGGAAGATGCCGGTCGCCGAGATCGAGAGCGAGCGCACGCCGGCGCCCGAGAGCCGCTGCTGCCAGCCGTCGCTGTCCTTGGTGGTGACGTCGACGTCCTCGCCGTTGACGGTCCAGGAATTGGTCCTGAGGCCGGCGACGGTGGTGTAGACCTGGGGGCTGCCGCCGGCGGTGTCCGCCTTGAGCAAAACCAGCTTGCCCTTCTGTGCTGTCATGTCGTCTCTCCGTGGTTAGGGGGGTTAACTCGCCAGTGCCGCGCGCCATTCCTCGGCATAGGCCGCGCGCTCGTGGCCCGGCATGTCGGGGGTGCCGCGGGTGAAGTGCACGACCTTGGGGTCGAGGCCCGGATCGGACCAGCCCTCGAGCCAGTTCCAGGCCTCGGGCAGGCCCTTGATCTCGGCCTCGTCGATCCAACGCAGCCCGTGCAGCCAGTCGCGCGGCATGTTGTTGACCGCGTAAGGGCTGAGCCCGGCGCAACGCCCGGGCCTGAGCACCATCAGGCTGGACCAGTTCTTGCGCCCATAGACGGTCTGGATGTTGCCGGTCATCTTTTCGCGCTCGGGCGGCCGGTGCTCGTGCTTGACGCAGGCCACCGCGGCGTCTCCAGCGAGCGCCAGCAACTCAGCCACATCGGCGCGCCACAGCATGTCGGCGTCGCAGAACACCACCGGTGTGGGGCCGTAGTCCTCGAGCAGCGGCACGCAGAAGCGGGTGTAGGAGAAGTTGGTCGAGAACGGCTTGCCGTCGCGCGCGTCCCACATCTGGCCGCGCTCGTCGACCTGGTAGGGGCGCCAGTAGACCCCACGGGCGCGCAACTCCCAATCCTTGAGCGCGACGATCTCGATGGGGATGGAGGCGTGCTTGACGAGGCTCGCGGCGCAGACCTCGAAGGCCAAGGCGTCGCGCTGGTCCCAGCCGATGTAGACTCTAAGCATAGGCCACGCAGTCCTCGCAGGGGGTGCCGGTCACGTCACGGTTCAGGTTCGCCTGCCGCAACCGTTGGGCGCGCGGGGAGTTCCAGGCCGCCATGAAGGATGTTTCGGTCAAATCGCCGAATTCGAAGTCGTCGGTGTGGGCGAAGCAACAGCCGACCAGCTTGCCGTGCCAGCTCACGTGACCCTCGGTGAACAGCGACCAACACGGCAGCGGTTCGCGTAAGCGGTCCAGGCGCCCGCGGTTGCCGGCGGTCACTTCGAAGCCGCGTGCCTCCATATCCTCGCCGACCAGAGCGGCCTGGTTGTAGAGCGGCAGGGCGTAGATTTCGTCCAGATAGGGCGTTAGCGCGGTCACCGTATCGGCCATGCGCTGCCCTTGCGCGCCGTCGTAGGCGATGTACGAGCCATAGAGCCCGCAGCGCTGCCCGGTGCGTTCCTCGACCTCCTCGCGGATCGGGCGCGCCGCCTTGACGTTCTCGATCACGGTCTCGAACAGCTGCCCCTTGACCCGGGCTATTTCGGTGAACTGCGCCGTATCGGCGTAGTTGAGGCTGAACTTGAGCGAGTCCAGCCCCGCCTCCATCAGCGCACGGACCCGCGCCGGCGCGGCCAGGCTGCCGTTGGAAGTCAGGAAGACGTAAGGGTAACCCGCCTCCTGCTTGGCGAAGCGCACCGCCTCCTCGAGCCAAGGGACGAGAAAGGATTCGCCGAGATAGAACAGGCCGAGCTCCTCGACGCCCACGCCGCGCATCTCGATCGCGAGGCGCTCGAACAGCGCCCGGTCCATGTCCTTCTGTTCGCGCAGGCGCTGTACCCTGGCGCAGAACGCACAGGCGAAATTGCAGCGCCCGGTGAGTTCGATCTTGACCGATTTCGGCGCCGGGAGGGTGGTCGCACGCCGCGACCGTGGCAGCGCGGTGATCGCGTCGATGCGTTCCGTGATACCCATCTCGCGTTATCTCCAGCCCATGATCCAATCGCCGCTCAGCACCTCGAGCGGCTTCATGCCCCAGGACTCGAGCAGCTTGCGGGCGGCGTCGCGGGGCTCGCCGTAGGCGGCTTCGTTGCCCTTCTGCTCGATCGCGATGTGCGGCCGGTCGCGGCGGATCGTCGCCGCCCCACCTTCGAGCACCGCGCGCTCGAAACCCTCGACGTCGATCTTGATGAAATCGACGCCTTTGAGACCGAAGGAGTCGAGGGTGGTAAGCGGCACCGCGTGCCAGGTATCGACCGCCTCGCCGGAGCCGTAACGGGTGCCCGGATGCCTGCCGGCAATGGCGACGTGGGCGTTGCCGGTCTGCTCCAGCGGCACGGTGAGGCTGACCGTGCCCGGCGCCGCGCCGAGCGCGACCCGGTGCAACGCGCAGCGCGTCATGTCCACGTTGTGCGGGAAGATCTCGGCGAAG